ATTGGGCTCCGAACATTTCGGTGTACACAAGATAATGCCAATATGGCTTGACACTCGCGGCAATTCGTCTTTGGCGATAGCCGTCTGCGACCGTTGCAAGATGAAACGGGCGTTTGTCAACCTTGGGCCAGATCCAAACTTTCCCGGCTTGCGCGTTTGTGACGAAGGTTGCCGCGACAACCTCGACCCTTACCGCCTGCCTGCGCGCAAAACCGAGCGCATCAACTTGCGGTTCCCACGGCCTGACGTGAGCGTCGCCGCGAATGACAATTACCTGATGACTGGTAGCCAGAACCTAGACGGCTCCAGCCAGTTCCAGATTTCGACCGAAGGGAACACGCAAACGCCGACTAACAATGGGAACGAGGACACAATTGCACCGAACCCGCCAGACAATACGAGCACATAAATGTCAGCACAAGTCACCATTACCCAACTTCCTGCCGCTGGTGCAATTACTGGCGCTGAGTCTGTTCCGATTGTTCAGAACGGCGTCACCGTTCGGACGACCACGGGGGCAATTGCCGCATCTCCGTCGCAAACTCAAAATTTTCTAACGGTCACCCAGCAGACAAGCCTGCCCAATAGCCGCTACGTTGGCGTGACCAACGGCTTGACCATCACCGACGGAGGGGCTCAGGGGCTCTTCAATATCGGCACCACAGGCGCTTTGCTGTCTTTGGTGAACTCCGGTACTGGCTTTCAGGTAAAAACGTCTTCTACCGCCATTACGGGCCGTTCTATTGCGGTTTCTGGTACTGGTTTGTCCATCTCAAACGGCGATGGCATCTCTGGAAACCCCGCAATCAGCCTGACCGGGCAGATTTTGAACCTTGCAAACGCGAGTTTTAACGGTTTTGTGATCCTCAAGACCGACGGATCGGTCACTTCGACCACCTTGGTGGGCACTTCAGACCAAATTGGCATCACAAACACCAACGGCGTTGGAAATCCGGTGTTTTCGATTGCTGACAACGCAATCATGCCCGGCACTGGGGCGATGACCGTCCCCAAAGGCACTACCAGCCAGCAACCCGTTGCGCCTCAATCAGGAATGTTTCGGTATGACACCACCGCAGGCGCTTACTACGGCTACTCGGCGGGCGCTTGGAGGCAATTTTCGCTGTCTGGCGGCGTCACTGAGGTTGATACTGGCACTGGCCTGACTGGTGGCCCTATCACGGGTATCGGCACGATCTCAATTGCCAATACCGCCGTCACTGCCGGGTCGTACGGATCCAGCACACAAGTGGGCACATTCACCGTCAACGCTCAAGGCCAACTGACAGCCGCCTCGAACGTCTCAATCAGCGCCTCCGCGATTGGCGCGGTGACCACCATCAACGGCACGGCAAACGAAATAACTGCGGCGGGCACAACGACCGTAACTTTGTCGCTCCCAGTCGCTTTGACCTTCACTGGCAAAACGGTGACTGGTGGGGCGTTCACTGGCGCAACGATTGACAACACCGCAATCGGCGGAACGACCGCAAGCACTGGCGCATTTACGACCCTGTCGGCGTCTTCCAGCGCCACCGTGGCTGGCGTGCCTGTTGTCACCACAACGGCTACACAAACGCTGACAAACAAGTCCATCAGCGGCTCGGCTAACACCCTTACCAACATTCCCAACAGCGCGCTGACCAACAGTTCAATCACGCTGGGTACGACCAATATCGCCTTGGGCGGAACTTCGCTGGCCCCCGCTGGATTGACCAGCGTCACGGTCACCGGAGATCCTACTCTGGCCCTCCAACTTGCGACCAAGCAATACGTCGACGGTCTGGTCTCAACTGGCATTGCGTACCACCAGCCAGTTCAAGTGGCGACCACGCAAAGCCTTGCGGCGCAGACTGGCGGCACGGTTACCTACAACAACGGCGCGTCCGGTGTTGGTGCAACCATCACCCTGTCTGTTGCCCTGACGGTTTTGGACGGGTATACCTTGCTCAACACCAACCGCATTCTGGTCAAAAACGAGGTCAACCAAGCCTACAACGGCGTCTACACATGGGCGACTGGCGGAACAGTTTTGACCCGCTCGACCGACACAAACTCGTACGGCCCGGGCACAAGTCAATTAAGCGAGGGTGATTACTTCTTCACCCAAAACGGTACGGTCAACGCTGGCAACTCGTACGTCTGCTCGACCATTGGAACTATTACTTTTGGCACGACTGCAATCATTTTTTCGCAGTTCGGCACATCGCAGGTCTACTCTGCTGGCACTGGCCTGACGCTAACCGGAACGGTATTCAGCATCAGCAACACCGCCGTGTCTGCGGGAGCCTATGGCTCGGCAACGCAGGTGGGAACCTTTACGGTCAACGCGCAAGGCCAATTGACCCTTGCTGGCAACACCACGGTCACCCCGGCGGTCGGATCTATCACTGGCCTCGGCACTGGCGTGGCAACCGCTCTGGCGGTCAATACGGGCTCTGCTGGCGCTTTTGTGGTCAACGGCGGGGCTTTGGGTACTCCGAGCAGTGGTACGGTCACCAACCTGACTGGCACGGCCTCGATCAACATCAACGGCACTGTGGGCGCAACAACGCCGACTACAGGCGCATTCACCACCATTTCGGCGTCTGGGGTAATCACTTCGACCGTGGCGACGGGCACCGCTCCGTTCACGGTTGCGTCGACGACTGCGGTCGCAAACTTGACCTCAACCAACGCGGTCAACACCGGAACCACGGCGGCATCTTCCGGTGCTACCAACTACCTCGTGTTCAAGACGGCAACTAGTGGAAACTTGCCTGAATTGGTAAACTCGTCAATAACGTGCAATGCCGCGACTGGTGCGATCACTGGCGGCATTTCTGGAGGAACTTTCTAATGTCGGCAACAGGCTACACCCCCATTTCGCTGTACTACAGCACCACGGCCTCCGCCGTGCCTGTGAACACCAACCTTGCAAACGGCGAGTTGGCGATCAACATCACCGACGGAAAGTTGTACTACAAGGACAACGGCGGCGTTGTCAGGTTGCTGGCAAGTAACGCCGCGACGACCAACGTCAGCACAATTTCGTTTGGCTCCACTGGCCTGACCCCATCGACTGCAACTTCGGGCGCGGTGACCGTTGCAGGCACACTGGCAACCGCCAGCGGCGGCACGAACCTGACCTCATTCACCTCTGGTGGCGCAATGTATGCCACCTCTACCTCCGTTTTGACGACTGGTACTTTGCCAGTAACTGCGGGCGGTTCAGGACTTGCCACAATCACCGCAGGCCAAGTGCTGTTTGGAAACGGAACATCAGCCCTTGGCAACTCGGCAAACCTGTTCTACGACTCGGCAAACATTCGCCTTGGTGTTGGCACAAATACGCCAGCAGTGACTGCGGCGTTTTCCGGTACAGACGCCCTTTTACTGCCCAAGGGTACGACGGCGCAACAGCCCACTGGTGTGGCTGGATACCTGCGATTCAACACCACCACGACCCAATTTGAGGGCTACAACGGCACTGCATGGGCCTCTGTGGGTGGCGCATCGCTGAGCAATGACACCTCGACCGCGTCCTTCGAATATCCGCTCTTTGCGGCGGCTACGACCGGAACCGCATTGACCGTCTACACCAGCAACGCCAAACTGCTCTACAAGCCCTCCACGGGAGAATTCCAGTCATCCGAGTTGATCGCTGGCAACGGCTTGATTTTGAACAACACGACCGTCGCATCGAGTTACACCATCGCCACCGGGAACAATGCAATGAGCGTTGGCCCGGTCACCGTGGCATCGGGGCAGTCGGTCACAATCTCCAGCGGTCAGCGCTGGCTGGTCTTTTAAGGATAAATCATGGCATCTATCGTCTCAGCAGGAACGACATCCAGCACCGCGCTGAACATGAGCGCGGATACCACGGGTATCCTGCAACTTGCATCGAACAATGGCACGGTGGCGTTGACCGTGGATACGAGCCAGCGAGTTGGTATTGGTACTACTTCGCCCGGTGCAAACCTTGAGGTGAAAGGCGCATCTGGTCAAAACATTTATGTGTCCTACACGAGCGGTTCGCAACTGCGTTTGAAATCGGATTCCGGTGATTCTGGTGTTGGTACTACTGGCTCAACGCCATTGTTGTTTTTGATAAGCAATGGAGAAGTTGCGCGTTTTGACACCAGCGGCAATTTGGGGATTGGCACTTCCGCTTTGTCCGGGTACAAATTGTGCGTTGGGAACACGTCTTCGGTAACCACGCTAAACGGCGTTGGCTTGACTTTATTTACTTCTGGTGGCCTTACGTCAAATATCGGCGGCGTGTTGAATTTTAGGCCAGCACTTGGTCAAACTGCCAGCGATATTTTCAACTTGTCCATCTGTGCATATGACCACAGCGGCGATGGAAACGCAGACGGCTTGAGCATCAACGGCGCTGATGGCGTTTCTTTTTCTACAGGTGGAAACTCACGAAGTGAGCGGGTGCGTATTGACTCCAGCGGCAAAGTTACTGTTGGTGCTGTTGCTCAAACTAAAGGAAATTTCTGTCTTTATAATCCAGCAAACACACAAACTAACATATATTTTAATCGTAATGCGCAAGTAGAAGGATATATTGGTTTTAACAGCAGCGATACCAATTTTTACTTTGGTTCTGGAGGAAGTTTTACAGCCAATGGCGTGTACTTGGCTAACTCAACCAATAGTTGGAGTTCAGTTTCTGATGAACGGCTGAAAGAAAACCTTGTGCCAATTGCAGATGCTATGACAAAAGTATCTAGCCTTCGCGCAGTTACAGGCAATTTTATTGCAGACGTTACAAAAGCATCACGGTCATTTTTAATTGCCCAAGATGTGCAAAAAGTTTTGCCTGAAGCAATTAGCACTACCGTTCGGGATGAAATAGAGTATCTTGGTGTTTCCTACACAGACACCATCCCTCTGCTTGTAGCGGCAATCAACGAACTCACCGCCAAAGTCACCGCCCTTGAAGAGCAAGTGCTCAACTTAGGAGTCAAATAAACATGACCACAACAATTAACGCCAGCAACAGCGGTAGCGGCGGCTTAGTCCAGACCGCAGACGCGTCTGGAGTCCTTGCCCTGCAAACGGCAGGAACGACTGCGGTCACCATTGACACAAGCCAAAACGTGGGGATTGGTACTACTTCGCCAGCATATAGATTAGATGTCGGAACAGGGTCTGTATCTGGGAACGTACATTCTTACGGCTCAATTACCTCTGGCACTCTTGCTGGATATTCAATTAGAGGCATACCGCGCCTAACCAACGATACTGGTACGTTTGAAAACACTTATATTGGTTGTGGCGCATCTGTTGGAAACATTATTTTTCAACAAGGTAGTAGTTTTACAACTGCAAGCAACACAGAACGGATGCGTATTACCTCCGCTGGAGTTGTGCAGGTTGGAAACAATGCTGGAACAGGTGAAGTTTTTGCACAAAACACGGTAAAAGCATGGGGAGTAATTGTTGGTTCAAACGGAACGCTTTATAACAGTTTTGGAATTTCAAGCAGTTCAAGAATTTCAACTGGTATTTATCAACTTAACTTTACAAGAACTTTAAGCAGTAGTCGTTTTGGTTCGGGTACAAATCCATATGGCGGTGGGTTTTCTTTTATAAATACTGAATCAACTACTAGTTGTAGAGTAAATGTCAACAATACATCAAACACATATGTTGATGGAGATGTTATGTTTTTAATTGCAGGGGGTTCTTAATATGAAACAAATTATTTATCCAAATGAATTTGGCGGAGTTGCTTTAATGACTCCAGCAGAAGGTTGGACTGCTGAAGTTGTGGCTCGTAAAGATGTCCCTGCTGGTATCCCCTACAAGATTGTCAACTCAGAAGACCTCCCCCAAGACCATACATTCTTTAATGCTTGGGAGGCTAATTTCAGCAACCCTGATGGGCATGGAATTGGCGCAGAGGCATGGTTTGCAGAACAGGATCAAGCATGATTACTATCAACATGGACAAGGCCAAAGAGATCACCAAGGCCCGTTTGCGCGCAGAGCGGGCACCACTGCTTGCCGCACAAGACGTCGCGTTCCAGCGGGCATTGGAGGCCAATGCAGACACCTCTGCAATCGTGGCTGAGAAACAGCGTTTGCGGGACATCACCAAATTGGCTGATGCCGCCACAACTCCTGACGAACTGAAAGCGATCACACCATGACCCTAATTCTCAACGGCACAGACAACAGCGTATCCGCGCCAGCGGTGCAAGGCGGCACTGCTGGAACGACGACGGGCATCTACTACCCCACCACCAACCAAGTAGCCATCGCCACCAACGGCACACAAGCCATGCTGGTGGATTCAAGCCAGAACGTAACTATGACTGGCTCTCTTACGACGGCATCTGCCACGGGCTCACTCAACTCCATAAACACCTTTGGATTCAAGAACCGCCTGATCAACGGCGCGATGGTGATTGACCAACGCAATGCTGGGGCGAGTGTTACGCCTACGGATGGACAGTATACGTTAGACCGATGGCAAGCATTGCAAGCCGTGGCTAGTAAATTTTCTGTACAACAAAACGCTGCCTCTGTAACCCCTCCAGCAGGATTTGCAAATTATCTTGGGGCTACTTCTTTATCTGCATATTCTGTTGCCGCAGGAGATTATTTTGCTATTGGTCAATTATTTGAGGGTTACAACACAGCAGATTTAGGTTGGGGGACAGCAAATGCTAAAGCCGTTACTTTATCGTTTCAGGTGTATTCAAGTCTTACTGGAACTTTTGGTGGCGTAATAAAACAAGCATCAAACACTCGTTCTTACCCATTTACCTACACAATTTCTTCCGCAAACACTTGGACATCTATTTCAATCACCATTCTCGGTGATACAAGTGGAACATATGCCACGGGCAATACCTCAAGCATAAAAATGTATTTTGGTTTGGGTGTTGGCTCAACATATAGTGGAACTGCTGGCTCTTGGTCGGGAGGAAATTATATTTCAGCCACAGGCGCAACCAGCGTAGTCGGAACAAGCGGAGCCACGTTCTACGTTACAGGCGTGCAACTAGAAAAAGGCTCTCAAGCCACGTCGTTTGACTTCCGCAATTACGCACAAGAGTTCGCTTATTGTCAGCGTTACTACGCTCAGTTGGTTGGAAATTATTCCCCGGATTTTTCGTGCCCAAATTCAAGTTATGTTAATTACTTTACTTTTGCTTGGAGATACCCGCAAGTTATGAGGGCTACACCAACAATTTCTCAAATTAGTGGGACAACTGTTGCTATGGATCAATATGGTATTGGCCCTGCAACGGTAACAGGCAACTCAATTGGGTCTGTCAATCAATATTATGGAAGAATTACTGTGGTGACAAGTTCGCCATCTTCTGTTGCTCCCGGAACAGCAATTTCTCCAACCGGAACATTTTGGCAAGCATCTGCGGAGTTATAAATGACATACCAATACTTAAAAGACCTTTATACAAAACAAGACAGAACAGATGCTATCTATAGAGTTGAAGATAGGGCAACCGTTCCATTTGACCCAGCCAACACCGACTACCAGCAATACCTTCAATGGCTTGCTGATGGCAATACACCCCAACCAGCAGAAGGATAAATCATGGAAAAACTCACTCTCTCCACTCAACTCGTAAACCAAGTCATGGCTTACCTCGGAACGCGCCCCTACCAAGAGGTGTTCCAACTGGTAGACGCCATCCAGAAGGCGGCTCAGGAAAACATGAAACCGCCCGTGGAAAATCAAAATGGCTGAGAAATGGATCCAAGGTGCTATCAAGCACAAAGGGGCTTTGCGTGAGTCTTTGGGCGTGCCTGAAGGCAAAAAGATCCCCGCAAAGAAACTCAACGCCGCCGCCAAAAAGCCCGGCGTGATGGGCCAACGCGCTCGCCTTGCGAAGACCTTGAGAGGCTTTGATTGAAACATGGAGCCGACAGTGGAAACTAGACTTTCTGTTCACGAGGCGGTTTGCGCTGAACGCTACAAGAAGATCGAAGAGTCATTTGAGCGCGTCGATGGAAGATTCGACGACGGATCCAAGAGAATGGCGAAGATCGAGTACTTGCTCTACGGCGTGATCATCGCCGTTTTGCTTGGCCCCGGCGTTGCCGCTGAATTCATCAAGAAGATTTTTGGCTTATGAACATCTCAGACGTACTTAAGGCTTTATTGCCAATCCTCGTGGCCTGCATTGGCTGGCTTTTGAGTGAGGTTGGTTCTTTCCAAACTCGCTTGACCCAGATCGAGGGCAAGATGCCCGCGCTCATCACAAGCGAAGGCGTGCCGACCGATAGCCCTATCTCAGCCGAGCGCAGGAACGTAATGCGCCGGGAAATTGAGAAAGAACTCGCGGACGTGCAAGTCCGAATCAGGCTCCTTGAGGAGCGTCAAAAAGGAGCAAAGTGATGCTTGAATGGCTTACTGGTGGAATTTTTGGTAGCCTCCTTGGGGGCTTGTTTCGTTTGGCCCCTGAGATCCTGAAATACATGGACAAGGGCAACGAAAGAAAACACGAACTTGCCATGTTCTCGTTGCAGACTGATCTCGAGAAGATGCGCGGTCAGTTCACCATGGAGCAGAAGTACGTTGAGCACAGCACGGCCCAGATCGACGCCATCCAGCAGGCATTCAAGGAGCAATCCGAGACTGCGCAGGCCAGTTACCCGTGGGTTGCGGCCCTGTCCGCTCTGGTGCGCCCCATGGTCACTTATGTTCTTTTTGGTATGTACGTCGCGTTCAAAATAACCGTGATGGCCTATGCCATCAACTCCGGTGCGACGTGGGTTGACGTTGTCCACAACAACTGGACGGCTGAAGACTTTGGGATGCTGAACATGATTCTGACATTCTGGTTCGTTGGAAGAGCGATTGAAAAGTACCAAAAATGATCTCCGATGCCATCCGCATAGCAAGCGACGCGTTGGTCAAGCCCTTTGAGGGTTATGCCAAGCGCTTGCCAAACGGATGGTGTCAAGCCTACCCAGACCCGGGCACCGGGGGTGACCCGTGGACGATAGGATGGGGCTGTACTGGCCCTGAGGTCACGCCGACCACCGTATGGGCTCAGGAACAGGCTCAGGAGGCGCTGGAAAAGCATCTCCTGTACTTTGCCTCCAACTTGCTGAAACTCTCGCCTGCGCTGGCTAAAGCCGAAGACAGGCGCTTTGCGGCGGTGATCAGTTTTGCCTACAACTGCGGGCTTGGTAATTACCGGGTCTCGACCTTCAAAAAGCGGATCGACGCGCAAGACTGGCCCGGGGCCTGCGAAGAGATTGTGAAATGGAACAAGGCGGCTGGGCGGGTTTTGCCGGGCCTGACGCGAAGAAGGCTTGCAGAATCGGCTTTACTGAAGTAGCCCATCGCTCTAAAATGGTGAACAAAAAAGGATATAGCGATGACAACAGCGGTAGTAATGACCTATGACTCGTTGGTCAGCAATATTCAGATTTATCTGGAGCGTACAGACGCCACCACGATAGCGTACATCCCCACCTTCATCATGCTCGCCGAGCAGGTAATTGCGGCGGAAATCAAATTCCTTGGCAACCTGACGGTCGCCGAAAGCACCATGACGGCAGGCAACGCGGTGATCTCAAAACCCGCCCGCTGGCACAAAACCGTGTCGATGAACGTCACGGACGCAAGCGGCAACAAGCAACCTGTTCTGTTGCGCACCTACGAATACCTGCGCGAGTACTGGCCCAACGCAACCGACACCGACCTGCCGCTCTATTACTCGGATTACGACTACACGCACTGGCTGGTAGCCCCCACGCCCGCATCTGCGTACTCCTACGAGGTTTTGTACTACGAGCGCGTGCAACCCCTTGATTCGTCAAACCAGACGAACTGGTTCACGATTTACGCCCCTCAGGCGCTGTTGTACGGATCCTTGCTCCAAGCAATGCCGTACCTCAAAAACGACGACCGCATTCCAATGTGGCAAGCCCAATACACCGCGATCATGAGCACCCTCAAGACCGAGAACACCCAGCGCATCGGTGATCGCCAAGCCACGGTACTTGACACATGACCTTCACCTCACCATTCACTGGCGACGTCATTCAACCGACGGACGTCAGTTATGCCTCATACAACCTCACTGCCAACCTCCAGTTGCAGTGGCCCTCGAACACGAACGGGTTGCAGAACCCGGCGGCGAGGATCATGGACATCTACCAAAACGCGGCGTGGACGGTCACCATGCCCGACGCGACTCAGGTATCGGTCGGTCAAGACGCCCTTATTCAAAACACCAGCGCAAGTTCAATCAACATTCTGAACTATTCCGGGAGTGTGATTTGCACCGTCACCAGTGGGCAATCGAAGTACATCTACCTGACGGCAAACAGCACCACCGGGGGCAACTGGGGTGTCATTGCTTTTGGCTCGACGACCACGACCGCCAACGCCGCGACGCTGGCTGGCCTCGGGCTGGTCGCAATCACTACGACGCTGAATCAAAGCCACCCTGTTGCGTCATTTGCTACGGGCTACACGTTCACCGCAAGCGACCGTGCGCAGGCCAAACTTTGGTCTAGCGGCACCGGGACTGCAATCCTGCCTTTGGCCTCAACGCTGGGCAACAACTGGTTCACGATCCTGAAAAACGGCGGCACTGGGTCGATGACGGTCAGTTGCTCTGGCGCTGAGTTGATCGATGGAACCGCCACGAAGACATTCCAGCCCGACGAGTCGGCCTTCATTCTGTGCAACGGGACGACGTACTACACCATCGGCTACGGTCAGAGCAACACGTTCTTTTTCACCGCCTTGGTGTACCCGGTCACCGGGGGTAGTTATTACCTGACGACCTACGAGATTCAGTCGATCATTCAAGAGTACGTTGGGTCTTTGAGTTCTAACGTGACGGTCTATTACCCTCAGGTTGTTAACCTGTACGTCATCTCCAACCAGACGACCGACAACGGGCATACGCTCACCGTGAGTACTGGCGTGAGCGGGAGCGCTACGGCAACGATCCCGCCGGGTCAACAGGCCACGCTTGTCTGCGATGGAACCAATTTCTTCAACGCCAACACCGTGCAGGCTGGCGCTACGTCGCTGAACCTGATCAACGGAACTGTAAGCACGCCCGCCATCAACTTTGCGGCTGAGACCAACACGGGTATCTGGCGCTCTGGCTACGGCGAGTTTGATATTTCGATTCTTGGCACAAACCGATTCGCTTTGACTGCCACCGGGCTGGCTATCACTGGCGCGGTATCTGGCACTACGGGGACATTCACAACCGGGATCTTCGGGGGTACGTTTACATGACAGCAAAAGTCTTTGCCCTCGATACCCAGCCGGGAATTCAGCGCGACGGAACAGTATTTGACCGGAACTTTTACACCGACGGGCGGTGGGTTCGCTTTCAGCGTATGCGCCCTCGCAAGATGTTGGGTTATCGGCAGATCATTGCCAATTTGGCTGGGCCATCTCGCGGTATCTACGTCAACCCGCAGAACGCGTTTTCGTACGTCTACAGCGGCTACTCCGATGGCTTGCAGGTTCTTCCGATTGACAACAACGGCGTTGGCTCGGCGTTGAGCGATTTCACGCTTACCGGGTTTACCCCAAGCGCGAATAACCTCTGGCAGTTTGATTCGCTGTTTGACTCAAACGGGACTGGCATTGAGACCTTGCTTGCGCATCCCGGTCAAAATCTGAGCGACATCAATAGCCAAGTCAACACGCCTGTTTTGGGTGGATCCATCAGCGGAACAACCGCCTCTCCCATTGGTGTCTTCACGGCTGTAGCGTCTTTCTCGAGCGGTGCCTCGTTGATCACGTTGGCTACCTCCAGTGTGTTGATTGGAGCGGGCCAAACAATAAGCGGCACAGGAATTCAAGCGGGCACAACCGTCACGTCTATTGTCGGAACAACGGTCAATATTTCGTTGCCGACCACCGCTATTGGAACGAGCGTTACGCTGACATTCAACAACAACATCTCGGTATCTGGTGGCGTGGTTGTTCTGCACCCGTACGTGTTCGTGTACGGCAACAATGGCCTGATCAAGAACTGCGCCGCTGGCGACACAAACAATTGGGTGTCTTCGGACTCCAACGAGACCAACGTGGCCTCCACCAAGGTCGTGCAGGGCCTTCCGGTTCGCGGTGGCTCCAACGCCCCGTCTGGCCTGTTTTGGACTCTGGACTCGCTCGTTCGCGTTTCTTACACCCCGACCACTGTTACGGTGGGCGGAACAGCCAGCACGTTCTACTGGCGCTATGACATAATTTCCAGCCAGTCTTCAATCCTCTCCGCGCAATGCGTGATTGAGTACGACGGCATCTACTACTGGATTGGCGTCGACCGATTCTTGCTCTACAACGGTGTGGTCAAAGAGAACAAGAACGACTTCAACCAGAACTACTTTTTTGACAATCTCAACTACGCACAGCGTCAGAAGGTGTACGCAACCAAGGTTCCTCGTTTCGGCGAGATTTGGTGGTTCTTCCCCTCTGGCACTTCAACGGAATGCAATGACGCAATTGTTTACAACATTCGAGAAAACTGCTGGTATGACGCAGGAACAGCGCTTGGTACTCGACGCTCTGCTGGCTACTTCTCGCAAGTATTTCACTACCCCATTAACGCAGGCTGGGAGCCCAACGCCTCAGGCGGCGTAAACGCCACCACGATCACCAACGGCGGGTCTGCCTACACCAACGGCACCTACCTGCTCAAAGCCCTCACGGGGGGCACTGGATCGGGCGCTACGGCGAATATCACGGTAGCCGGGGGCATAGTGACGGCTTGCACGATTTCGGCCCGTGGGACTGGTTATACGGTCGGGGATACGCTTTCCGCGTCTATACCCGGCGGCGCGGGGTTTGTGTTGACCGTGAACTCGACCATGACCTTCGTGACCTTGTGGCAACATGAGATCGGCGTGGACGCCATCAAAGGATCCACGGTCGAGGCCATTGAGAGTTATTTTGAGACCAGCGACCTTGGGTGGGTGTCTGGCGGGCCTGCTCAGCCCTCAATGATGGGCGACAACAAGTGGCTACGCGTAGAGCGCCTTGAGCCCGACTTCATCCAAACCGGAACCATGGAGTGCTACATCACGGGTAGACCGTTTGCCCAGAGCGACGACTACACGTCTGGGCCGTACTACTTTGATCCCGACACAAACAAGATCGACATGAAGGAACAGCGCCGCGAGTTCAGGATCAGGTTTGTGTCCAACGTCCAAGGCGGCAACTACCAGACTGGTCGCATCCTGCTTGACGCCACCTTTGGAGACGTCCGTGGCTATTAACACCGCTCCGCTCGTAGACCCTCGCTATATGGAGTTCCCAGAATGGGCGTCCCGTATGTGCGAGCAGTTTGCGACTCAACAGTTGGAAATCCCAGACGAAAGAACCGACTGGAAAAGTTGGGCGTCGGGCTTGATTGCTATAGACTTATTTGTAAACGAAGGAATCCCTGACCCGTCTGTTTTTGAAAACTGGCAAGACTGGGCGGCGGTTCTTGTTCTTACAGTAAACCTGAGACAGCCACAGACATGACCAACTTCATCGACTTATTCAACCTCGTAGCCAAAGTGGCCCGGCCTATGTATGCCGAGCAGAACAAGGCCACTTCGATGGAGGATAAGTTCGCTGACCTCAACCTCGACAGCCTCGACGGGCTGGTCATGCTGATGTACCTCTGCGAGATCTACGGCATCCCGGACGACGACGAAACAAAGTCATGGGCTCCGACGTCGGTTCAAGAACTCCACGACCTGCTGATGAGCAGGAAGACAAAAGAGCCCGGCACGTTAGAAGAAGTTGCTGAGGCCATCAAGTGATCTACCTCACGCAATACCGCACACTCTCAACGACCAACGTCGAATTGTTCGACGACGTGGTTTATCCCCAAAAGGTGCATTGGTTCCCCGAGACGTACGCCCGCACAAAAAGCGGGCTTTTCTATGTCCCCCACAAGTTGGCAGAGCGCGTCCTCGACCCCGAACTGTGCAAGTACCTCCGAGAGAATCCGGTCGGCAAGACGGCTTTCATCCTTGCTGGCGGCAACGCGCACTTTGCTGGCATCGGCCCGCGCAAGTACGAAGAGAACAAACTCACCTACGTCTACAAGTTCCTGCCATTCAGCCTGACGCAAGTTTTTGCCGGGCGCGTGGCTCAAGGGTTTGGGGAGATGGATCAGGTCGTCACCGACGCGTCCGCCTGCGCATCCAGCCTCAAAGTCATGATGGATGTGCAGACGCTGATTAACTTCTATGGGTTCCAGCGCGTGATCGTGCTCACCGTGGAAGATGGCATCACAAACGCAGTTTTGGAGTTTTTTGGTGAGGCCAAGGCCGTACTTACCCAAAAACAAGAAGATCTGGGCATCAAGCCATCCGCTTTCGACTCGACGAACTTTGGGTTCCGAATCGGTCAGGGTGCCGCGCTGGCTGTGTTCGAGACGGCAGAGGCCGTGGACAAGCAGGGAATAACCCCGTACGCCGAGATGGTTGGGGCCTACAGCGCCTCGGAGGCGTCCACCAACGCAATCGGTCAACTCGAGGATGGGCAGGGTTTCAAGAAGGCCATTCTCGGCGCGCTGGACATTAGCAAAAAAGGCGCAGGTGAGATTAAAATAGTCAAAACGCATGGTACGGGGACTGCCTCGAATAACGCCTCGGAAGGAAACGCTTTAAAAGCGGTGCTCCCAGAGTTTGTTGCGACGTCCTACAAGCAAAAGATTGGACATACCATGGGTAGTAGCGGCTTGCTGGAAACGCTGTTACTGCTTGACGATTTGAAGAGCGGGGTCGTGCCTGCTATTGAGAACCGAACAGAAAGCGATTCGGTTTTCCTATCTCAAGCAACTCCAAAGCCTGATGGTTTGATACTGAGTTTGGCGGCAGGGATGGGCAACATCTATTCTGCCGCGATCTTTAAGGAATGTTATGGTCGTCGATAGCAACCAGCAAAAACTCTCCAGCATGGATGTGATCAAGATCGCCGCTGAGAACACGAAGTCGAAGAGGCCGCTCAAGCAGGTCTATGAGATGCTGAAGATCGAGTTCTCGCAACCCAAAGTCTGGAAGATGCAAGAGGGAAACACGATCTTCATCATTCACCGCACCAAGGTTCCCGGGCATGGTTTCTTTCGCGCACTGAACGCGGACTCTCCTCGTATGTTTTTGCAAAACAGCCAAGTGTTCATGCGGGCGGCTTACAAGGCTGGCTTTGATGTGGTCGTGACGCAATTTGAAGACCCAACCATCCTCAACATTTTCAAAATAATTGGTCGCGCCCAACCCGCTGGAATGGGCTATGCGACGGCTAAAACGGAGAAGGACGGCTATCAAGTTGTCCTGCGACTTGGGCCATCTAGAAAGGCAGGCCAGTAATGGGCGCAGTTGTCGAGACAGTTTTAACGGTAGCCGCTGTTGCGGCTGTTGTTGTTTTTGCCCCAGAACTTTTGCCTGAGGCTTTTGAGGTTGTTGGTAGCGTTGCCGCCGAAGACATCATTGCCTCCGAAGTGGTCATGGACGTCGTCGCGGCGGATCCAATCCTTATCGCGGCGGCTGATGCGGCTCCTGAGGTCTTGACTGAAATTGCCGCCAACGTGGTTCCAGAGGTTGTTGCCAGTGCAGTTCCTACGGCTGATATTGTCGCCACCGCACTCCCGGAACTTGTGCCAGAGGCTGTCGCCAGCGCGGTGCCTACGGCTGATATTGTTGCCAGCGCGCTCCCTGAACTTGTAGTTCCTGAGACGGTCACGGCGGTAGAGCAGGCCACCGCCGTTTTAGAGGCCACTGGCGACGCCCTAGCCACCGCCACCACCGAGCAGGCGGCGGCAAGCACCATTGTCGAGGCTGGCGGAACTCTTGAAGAGGCTACTGCGGCTGTTGAGAGTGTTCAAGAGGGCGCGACGGTCAGCGAGGCTGTGAGCGGTGCCACAAACGGATCAATCACCGCAAACCCGGTGACCGAGATCGCATCGAACAGCACCAGCAGTTCTTGGCAGGAGACTTTCAAGAGCCTCAGCAACTCTGCAAAAAATTTAACCAAGAGCCTTGGCGAAACAATGCTCCCGGATGCCGACCCAATGGTTCAGCGCTTTGTCGGTCAGACCGCGATGAATACGGCTACCAACGGCGGCGACATCAAGAGCGGCGTCGAAAGTGGAATTCTGTCGCTCGGCACTGGCGCAATTGGCAGTGAAGTAGCCGGGGAGACCGGATCCAAACTTGCTGGACAAATTGCAGGCCAAGCGGCTGGTCAACTTGCGACGACCGGAACTGTCAACGGGGAAGGCTTGTTGACTGGCGCGGCAGGTAGCCAGATTGGAAATTTTGTCGGCGATGAGACCGGATCCAAGTTTGCTGGTCAGGCCGCATCGACCGCCGCCCGGAGCCTGCTTGTTGGAAAAGACCCAACGCTGGCGCTTGAAAATCTTGGCATCCAAACACTGGTCAACGAAGGCACCGGGTACGCAAAAGACTACGCCAAAGAGTTTGGGAAAACCCTTGGCTTTGGAAGTGATACCCCAGCCGACCCTAACGCCGCCGCGCCCGCAGAAAAGGCAGACGCAATACCGACCGACGTGCGCGACTTGATTCCTACGTCTACCGAGGTGGCAAGCCCTACTTCTGGAGCGCCTACGGGCGGTCTGGCGGCTGTTTCTAGCCCCGATGTGACCACCGCCGACAACGCAACGACTGCGGCTACTTTGGGCCAAAGCGGCCTTGGGGCTATGGCTCCTGCCGCCTCCGCCACAGACGTGGGCGCTATTGCCCGCGCTGGCGCGTCGCTTGCACCTCCGCCCGACGTCACCTCGGAAGAGCCCGCCCCTGCGGGAGCGCCGTCAGCCCCACCGGAATTGCCTCAACAGCCCGCGCAACCTGAGGCACCTCAGAAGAACTTGTTCCAGCAGGCCGCACCATTGAGCCCTCTGGGCATCATGGGCGCTGGCGTCAACAAGTACTTGACTGGCGAAGTGAATCAAGCCCTACGCCCAACACCACAGCGCCCTGCCGCCGCGTCCGGTTTGAAGTCTGCCGCTCCTTCGCGCCTGACCCCAGAGCAGATGGCCCAGATGCGCGCAGGCGTATCAGCGCCAGCACCTGCCGCAAGCGCCCCAGCCGCACCGCGCCAAGCGCCTCAATTTGGCCCTCCCAAGAAGGCCAACGTCGCCAACATGACGCCCATCACAAACGTAGCCAGCCTGTTGAAACTTCTGGGCAAAAAAGGGTAAGCCATGGCAATCCTAGTTAAACGTAAAGCGCAAAACCCAGTACCCGACTATCGCCAGATGGATCGGCTAGGCACCGAAGGAGCGGCCTCTCGCGCCCCGGCTTCTTACCTCGGCGCGCCGACGCGTCCCGTCACGTCCGTGATTGCTCAGCCCGGCGCTAATGCGCCATCAAAACTGACGACCCCTACAACCCCCACAGCGCCCACAAGCGCCGCAACAGGCTCTACCTCTACTCTGGGCACGGGTTTGCCATCCCAGCCAGCCACAGGGGCTGTTACGTCGATCATCAAGCCCGGCGCTGGTGCGGCGGCTCCTGCGCAGACTCCTTCCACGATTACTAGCGCAGGAAGTGGCGCAACCAAGCCGACGACCACGACCAACAACTCCACAAGCAACAACGCCCTTGCGAACACGCTTTTGACCACCGCTGGCGGAGCGCTGGCTGGTAGTTTGCTGAACCAAAAAACAGGCAAGTCGATCACCGACTATCTTGGCTTTACTGGCAAACCTTCTGCGCCCGTTGCGCCCCCACAAAAAGCGCCAGTGGTTGATGCGGTCGGAAAGCCCGTGGTGAGGCCACCAGCCGTTAAGCCAACGGGCACTGCGTCTGGATCGCCAAGCGCTTTAGATCCTGCCCAGCAACAGCAGGCTTTGGACAAGGCGTCGGCAGAGGCTCAGGCGGCATACGCTGGCCCTCCTGAGGGCTCCGTCAGAAACCCGGATGGCACTTACTACAACATTGACTCAAACGGTTTTAAAACCACCTACGACGCCGAAGGCAAAACCATTGCCATGGAGATGGGCACGCCCGAGGAATTGCAGAACTGGGCAAAGACGAATAACGTAACCATCAACACGGTCAAGCCGGGCGAAAACGGCGGTGTTGCTACTGGTCAACTCTACACGCCAGAAGGCCCGTTAACCCCCAAAGGGCTGGTTCATTCCAACGAGGGGCCTGCAAAAGCAGACGTGTCCTCTATGACTAGCCTTGGTGGTGGGTACTACCAAGCCGCAAACGGTGACGTCTACGACGAGAGCGGCACTCTTCTCGCTACGACAAACGAAAACGGGGAGTACACCCTGCTTGCGGGGGATAACCAAAACACCGCTGGCGGTGAGTACGAGCCCTACATCGACGACCAAGGCAATACGTGGCTATACACCGACGCAGGCGGATGGAGCCTTCAAGGTGGCAGTGGTAGCGGCGAAGACACTCAAGTCGCAGACAACTCAGAAAACACTTGGGTTGATCCAGACACTGGCGCGGTTTGGACTTACTCCGACAACGGCTGGAGCACCGACTGGACTGATCCAAATTCGGATACGCAATATGCGAGCAACGAAGACGAAAATTACTACGACACCACAGCAAAGAATGGCGGGTTAATCACCATGATGAAAAAAGGCGGCAACGTACAGCACTTTGATACTGGCGGCTATGTAGATAACGGCGATGGAACCTATCAAATTGGCAACAACGTCTATGACATGGCGACAAACGACAAACTGTATTCCTTGGATGGCGAAACTGTTCAAAATGTAAATGACAAGTACGTTTACTACGGCGGAACCAGCCCTGATCCTTTGCCCGCTGGTGCCCGCGATAACGGAGACGAGACTTACACGTTGAGCAATGGCATCACGTACAGTTATTACAACGATATGCCCTTGTATGGCGAGGGAACAAATGGTCAAATAATCCGGCCTGTAGATAACGGCGATGGAACGTACTCTGTAGGCAACACGACCTATGACATGAACACAAACCAGCCTTTGTACTCCTCCGCTGGGGGTAGCAATGGCGTGGCTGTTTATCCAAGCGCGATCAAGTCTTCTGGCGGATCCAACATAGCCAACTCGCTTGTTCAAGCGGCTACGCCGGGTAACGATACTGGTACTCTCAAGGCTTTGCAGGGTGTTCTTGGAAACAGCGGCGTGCAGGGCGCTCTGCTGGGCACGTTGTTTGGTCAGTTGCTCAGCGGTGCAGGCGGAACGCAGGCCGAGAACAAGGGCGTGGATATGTCCAAGGTCGGCGCAATCAAGCCGCGCACAACCGAGTTTGGAATTGGCGCTCCTCGCGTGGTTTCTGCTGGAGATTATGCAAACCCAATAAATGCGGGTGGTGACATCTACGGCAACACCGACCTGTACTACAACCTGAATGCTCCGGGATTCAATCCGGTCAATCCTCCAGCGGAGGCACCAGCCCAACCGCCAGCCCCGGCAGATGCAACTCAACCCGTGCAACCCAAGGCGGATGGCGGGCTGGCAACGCACTACACGTTTGGCAAGGCCGTGGATCCAGCAGAGATCATGGGCGGCGGCGGACAAGGTATGCGCCGTGGCGGTTTGGCTGGCCTTGGCTCCGTCCCGACTATTCGTCGGTTCTCGTCACTGCCGCACCCCGATAACCCAGCAGTGGGCACGGTTGACGGTCGCCACGACTACCGCAATGGCGCGGCTGTGCGCGGCCCCGGCACAGGCCAATCTGACGACATCCCTGCAATGCTGGCGGATGGCGAATACGTTATCGACGCAGAGTTGGTGTCTATGCTTGGCGATGGCTCAAACAAGGCTGGCGCAGAGAAACTGGACAAGTTCCGCGAAGAGGTTAGAAAACACAAACGCTCGACGCCTTTGCACAAGATTCCGCGTCCTGCAAAATCGCCGCTGGCTTACATGAAGGGGATTAAATAATGGCTGATCTATTCCAAGGCGCGGCGCTACCGTCAGTCACCCAGACGGTAGAGCAACAGGCGACAGCGCCAGAGTTCTACACGAATTACCTGCAAGA